TTTTTGTCTTTTTAATATATTCTCTATAATAGTTGTATTATATTCATTATGAATAAATAATTTTGGTACCATTTTTCCATAATATCCATTTCCTTCTTCTGTTCCAGCAACAACCACACCAATTGGAATATCTTGATGATAGTAGAGAACATCACGAACTAATACACTTTTTCCAGTTCCTCTTCTACCTATTAAAACGCAAACAGGTGCTTTCATTTCATTCGGTTTAAAACTTATATTTTTCATATCAAATTTTTTAAGCTCCAACGTCATTATAATTATAAATCTATATTTTATAATTATATTACGCAAAAATTAAGTTAAAACAAAATATTAATAATATACTATTTAGCTAAAATGAATCTATTACAATTAAATTACGAAAAAAGAAAGAATTCTATTTTATTTGATAAATGTAAAAATTCAGATATTTTTCATTTTGAAGATATACAAAATTATATTCCTATTTACAAAAATTTTTTTGAATTAAATGAAACTAATTTTAATAGCATTAACTTAAATCATTCTAAATATATTTATGATATACATAATTCTCAACATGAATTGGATTTTTTTATTAAGCACAACGAAGAAATTCTTAAAACACCTATCTTTATTAAATTTGCTCCTATATTGGATCCTTTTAAATATATGATTGGTAAATACAATGAATTAAGCGATTTTTCACTTCCAAATATTATACAAGTAGAGAATAATCACATTTATAATAAAATAAATGACCTTAATAATTCTGCTTATGTAGATGGATTATTTTCTTTTATTTCTAGTAAATTATTAAATGAATATAATTTTGTTCACGGAATCGATTTTTTTGGAAGTTTTGTTGGAATAAAAAATAATTTTAAAGTAGCCATTGAAGATGATTTAGATTATTTAATAAAATATGAGTTTTTTAATAAAAACAAAAAAATATTTGGTATAGATGATGATTTAGAAATTGAACCACAAGTATTACCTCCTATCACTATTAACAATAGTAAAAAATCAAATATTTCTATTTCGTCTATTAACGAAGAAATATTTGAAGATATATTTACATCTTCAGAACAATTTGAAAATATTTCTTCTGAACTAGAGAAAGTAGATATTGAGTTTGAAAATTCATCCGTTATTTCTTTAAAAAGTGGGTCATCGTGTTCTTCTAGAGTTTCTTATAGTGATTTAGAAGAAGATGACGATTTAGAAGAAGATGACGATTTAGAAGATGACGATTTAGAAGATGATGATTTAGAAGATGACGATTTAGAAGATGACGATTTAGAAGATGAACAACACATATATGCTACTATTCCAAAATTTCCTGTAAATATGATTTGTATGGAAAAATGTATTGATACATTTGATAATTTAATTTTACGAAAACAAATTCAAACTATGGATGAATGGTTCTCTACATTAATGCAAGTAATAATGATTTTGATTACATATCAAAAATGTTTTTCATTTACACATAATGATTTACATACAAATAATATAATGTATATTCATACAGAAAAAAAGCATTTGTATTATTGTTATAATAAAAAACATTACAAGGTTCCTACTTATGGAAGAATTTTTAAAATTATAGATTTTGGAAGAAGTATTTATAAAATAAATAATAAATTATTATTTAGTGATAGTTTTAAAAAAGGAGAAGACGCAGCTACACAATATAATTGTGAGCCTTTTTTCAATGATACAAAACCAAGAATAGAACCCAATTATAGTTTTGATTTATGTCGTTTAGCATGTTCTATTTTTGATTATGTAGTAGATGACATGGAAGAGTTAGATGATATAAATGATTGTTCACCTATTGTGAAATTGATTGATGAATGGTGTAGAGATGATAATGGATTAAATGTTCTCTATAAAAAAAATGGAGACGAACGTTATGAAGATTTTAAATTATACAAAATGATTGCTCGATCGGTCCATAAACATACTCCACAAACACAATTAAACAGACCCCAGTTTAATAAATTTTTTATAGAAGGAAAGAAAATACCAAAAACAGAAAAAATCAATATTATGAATATTGATTTATTAAATATTTTTTAATAAAAATAATAAATAATAATATATATGAATATTGTTACTATATTTTCTGGAAGAAAACAGAATATTGAACTTCTTAAAAAATATTTAAAAAAAGCATTAGAATTAAATATAATTAATGAGGTTCATTTTTGGAATTATGCAAGAAATACATATGATGAAGATTATTTAAAATCAATTAGTAATTTAAAAAGAACAACATCATCTGGTTCAGGTAATTATATATTAATTACACCATTAATAATAAATAATTCGTTTGAATTAAATGTAAAAGCGTCTAATGATATTCATATTAAAATAACAAATTTAGATACTGAATATGAGATTGTGTTAGGTGGTTGGAATAACACACGTTCAGTTATTAAACAAAATAATGAAGAAATAATATCTTTAACCCAAGATAATGTTGCTGATGATAAAAAAAGTAATAATTTTAATGTTGTTATTAATAATAATAATTTGAATATACTGAAAAATAATGAATTATTAATAAATCTAACAATTAAAGATAATTTTGAAATTAAAAATGTATATTTTAAAACAGGTCATGATTCAGTCGGACATTTAACATATAATACCAGTCAAAATAAAGGATTTTATTTTATGGATATTTGTCAAAAAAATTGGAATAATTATTACAATTATTACGATGACCCAATATTTGAAAATGATATTATTATAAAATGCGATGATGATATTGTATTTATTGATTTATATAAATTGCCAAAATTTATAAATTTTATTAAAAATAATGATTATGATTTGGTGACTGCAAATGTAATAAATAATGGTGTTGCTGGATATTATCAACAAAATAAATATAATTTAATACCAAAAAATATAATTGATTTAGAATATCCAACGGATGGGCTTGGGGGGACATTATGGGAAAGTGGAATAAAAGCGGAAACTCTACATAATTATTTTATTAATAATTATGAAAAATTTTTAGATTATGAATACAATGAAGAAACTATACCTATAAATACAAGATTTAGTATTAATTTTTTTGGTTATAAAGGAAAAAATTGGCATAAAATTAAACCACCCAATAATGATATTTTTGATGATGAATATAATTTAACAGTACATTTTGTTAAAAACCGACAATTTAAAAATATATTGTATAGTGATTTATATGTATCACATTTATCATTTTTTAAACAAAATACAACTGGAATTAATTTGGATAAATTATTATATAGTTATGAACAACTATATTCTACTATAGAACAAAATGGAAGATTTACATAGAAAAGTGTGTATATATATATAATGGATTATGGGTTCATCATTACACGTCATGTAAATTCTGTAAAAACTAATAAATATTGGAATATTTGTATTCAATGTTTAAGAAGATTTTATCCTTCAGAAAAATATAAAATAGTTGTTATTGATGATAATAGTAAAAAAGAGTTTTTAAAAGAATTTAATAACTATCAAAATGTAACTTACATTCAATCAGAATTTCCAGGAAGAGGAGAATTATTACCTTATTATTATTTTTATAAATATCATTTTTTTAAAAAAGCAGTAATTATACATGATAGTGTCTTCTTCCAAAAAAGAATAAAATTTGAAAATATACATTTACCAATAATGCCTTTATGGCATTTTGAAAACGAAAAAAAAGAAAACATAGTGAATTCATATAGACTTGTAAATGTTTTACAAAATAATAAAAATATAATAGATAAATTATATGAATTAGATAATTTCGTATTAAAATGGACCCAAGATGATTGGATTGGGTGTTTTGGATGTCAAAGTTATATTTCTTATAACTTTTTAGCTCATATAAATAAAAAATACAATTTATTTTCTTTATTACATGTTGTAAATAATAGAGCTGACCGATGTTGTTTGGAAAGAATATTTGGAATTATATTTTGCTTAAATTGTCCTGATATAGTAAATAATAAAATATTTTCTCTACTTGGTTCTATTTCAAAATATATGAAATGGGGATATTCATACGATGATTTTTATAGAGATAGAACTGAAAAAAAAAGAATTAATGTTCCTTTAATTAAAATTTGGACGGGTAGATAGTTATTTCATTATAATATTACTAATTATAATGAACGTTCACTTTATACAAATAAATAATTTTATTAATGTTTGAATCTTCTGTTAATAGTTAAATATTAAATTCTGGAATGTTATATATATCACCTGTCTTGATATATTTAGCAATAATTTTTGGATTATGTTTATTAGAAACTATGTCTTCTGTTTGATAAACATTCATATTTTTATCTAGATAATAAATAATACCTTTAATATCTTGTGCCCATACTTCTACTTTTTGTGTTGAAATAACTTCAATATCACCATTCGCATTCATTGTTCCATGAGGTGTCCCTTTAATATGAGTTCCACAATAATCATATCCATCTTTTTTTCTTCGGGTACATTGTTCATTATTTGCTCTTTTTGAACTACATCTATCACAATAAGGAACCACATTTTTTATTCTTTTACGATTAGCTAAATCTTCTTTATCAATAGTAAGTCTTTCATATTCATAAATAAATTGTAACAACTCTTCATAATGGTTTTCTTCATTATTTAAATCAGTTATTTTATCACGAATTGAATCCTTAAACTTTGACAAATAATTCTCTATTTTTTTGTTAATCTTTCTTTCCATTTCTTTATATTACATCTAATAATATAACTTTATTTTCAATTTTTAGATTATAATGAAATAAGTTTAGAGATTAATTTTCATCATTATTACATTTTATCCATGTATAAGAATTACATCTATATATACGTTTTAATCAACAAATTAAGTTGTTGAAAATAGAGTTATGGTTGTTCTTGTTCTGGTTCTGGTTGTTTTTGTTCTGGTTGTTCTGGTTCTGGTTGTTTTTGTTCTGGTTGTTCTGGTTCTGGTTGTTCTGGTTCTGGAACTTTTGTTAAATCTTGATCTAGAGTCTTTGGTATTATTGCAAGTGCGGTTGATACCGCAGGTATAATTGTGCTTATATTATCTTTATTAATATAATAATTAAAACATAATGCCAATAATAAAGTTATAAGGAAACATATATAATATATTGAATACATATTTAAATATATTAAGTAATTTGGATTAAAATAATTTATAATTATTTTTAATGAAATATATACAATAATATAACAAAATAATACAATTAATAAAGTAAAAGTTCTCGATACTCCCATGATATAAATATCATATTTATATCATGTAAATAACTTATAACTTATCTATATTACACGCGTGGGTATTCGTGTTTGTAGGTTCAAACAATATATTTATATAATAATTAAACGAAACCACTATTAAGAGCAAAATAAAAAAGAAAATATAATA